ACTATAGGTAGGTGTGTAAGTGCCAGTGGATTTAGCACCATCTGCATCAGCCGTGTATTGAAAGCCACCAGAGAGCGTGTCATCTGTGTCAGCTTTGAGGGTATCGGCATCATAGGCTTGGACATCACTGCCGATAGCAACGCCGATTGAGGTCCGTAACGTCGAACCGCTTTCGTAAGCGTATGCCCCTGCGCCAGTTCCGACAATCATTTGACTGTTAGAAGCTACTATCCCTAGGGCGTCAAGGTCTTGGAGGTTACCATCGACGGCAACGGTACCTGTAGTTGTGATTGCAGAGAACGAGAAACCATCGCCAGCATTGATCTGAGTAACGGTGCCAGAGCCAGGACCAGTAGCGCCCGTTGCTCCGGTTGCACCAGTTACAAGTCCAAAGTCAAACTTGTTAGTAGTAGCATTATAAGTAGCTGTGGGAGTACCACCTACACCTACCGTATTAGTATCATGTGTAGAAGCTATTAACGCAGAGGCATCAAGAAGCGTTAGGATATCTCCACTAGTAACATCAGCGTCATAGGACAAAGCTGTAGTTGCCTGTACACTATCGGAAGTATATTGAGCCGCAACAATGCCAAACCTACCACCATCAACAACAAAGTCATTGGCATTATATGTTGTGTCTTGCGTGTAAGCACCTTTGTTAGCAACTTCAACCGTAACAGATTGCCACTGAGAACTCTTTGCGATCCTAGCAGCAGCAAATGTTCCCGTACTAGGAGTAGTATGTGCTACTAACACCTCATAGATAGTATCCGCATCGGTATCAATGTAACGATTACCGACCGTAACAGCTAGAGCGTTTTCCCAAGCACCTTGTACAAGGCTAATAGCTAAGAACCTAGCCATTAGTGCATCTATAATGTGCCAGTTATTATGCTCTTCCTCTCCCCACGGTATCTTGTCGAAGTCCGTAAGGTTTAAGTTAAAGCTAGTAGTAGTATTTGTAGCAGCCATTAGACTTCCTAAACGTCTATCTCAGTTCCTACCACTTGCACGTTCAAAGCTTGCATTGTAAGTGTAGCAACTGTGTAAGTAACAGTGTCTCCAGCCGACAAGTAATATTCAAAAGGAGCAGGAGCAACCGTCAACAAAGCTGTGGCACCAGTAGGAGCAGCGGCTGTTTCTGGATTAACCATCAACGTGCTGTTAGAGTGTACATATCGTGCAGCACTTATGTTAAGAACAACAGCTACGTTGATAGCATTAACGGTAATGGTTAAGTCACCAGTACTCGTTGATGCGTGAGATAGTCCACTCCACATGATCTTGACCCTAGCAGCTTTCGCCGCTGGACAAGTATATACAGTGGTAGTTGCAGCGGTAGCTGTAGTAGCTTCGCCAAGAACGCCAATTTGATCAGCCATAGTGTCTTTCCTTTACAGGGTTATCCGACCATATGCAAGGTCGGCAGGGAGAGTACTTATTTGTATTGCGTGCTGGTTTCTGACTTCTTGTGCTAAGTCATCATAACTCACAAAATTGTAGAAAGCTTTAATTCCAGCAACTCCGGTTCTCTTTTGCAAGGCACTAATCTCATTCTTAATAGACAAGAACTGAGCGCGGAAATCTGCCTTACTAGCTTTTACATTATCCGCAGGTAATGTTGAGTCAACAGCACTGGTCATCTTTATCTCCTAGGTGATCCAAGTTGGTACGCAAGTGTAATCGAAATAAACTTTAATTCCCTAGTGGCGTCACCGTATATACGAAGTTTCTGCAACTTGTACTTAGCTGTCCATGCGAACAACTTCTCCAGCCTCGTCGGTCTGCCACCACCAAAGTCCTCTCCAAACTCATCCTGTCCAAAGCCTGGAGCGTTACCACCTTCAAAGACTAAAGAGAGTGCAGGATCTAAAACGTCTACATCCCACCCTAGATCATCGCTCCATTTGAGAGTGTCTTCTTGCCAATCCTCACCTTGATCTGTACGACTGAAGAAATTGTTATCAGTATACATCTCAGCGGTAAAACGATTGTCGCCTTGTGTATCAAAGTTTATATACCGTGAGCCTTTAGTAAGGAATCTCTCATTGTTGTCAGACCAAGGTAACTCCCATACAAACTTAATAGGAATGCCACTGTCACTATCATCAGCGACAGGATTCCATCCAGTGTAATCTTCCCAAGGGGTATTATCATCCCACATCTCTTGATCTTTTTGATAGTCCTTAAATATACGTTCTCCACCTATATGTTCTTCTCCAAGTATAAAGACTTGGGTGCCTTCAGTTAGGAAGATACGCTTCAAAGCGGAGCGACAACCAGAGCGGAAGTTCCAATTACGCCAATCCTGCCAAGCTTCAATCTTCAGAGTCTTATTTCTCTTGTATACAAGGCAACGTGTCTCGGTAGTATCAGCCGCTACGTCTGTATTTGGTATGAATATCATATAGTTATTGGATTGACTGTCCCAAATAGACCAAATGCGGTCTTCTTGCGAAACAACAGCATTAACCTTGCCAATAGCTTCTAAGTACGCAGGGTCAATTAATTGTGAGGCTCTATCACTTTGGATGGTTCCCGTGATTAACGCTCTCTTCATATTGGATAGACCAGCGAGGTCACCGAATAACATATCCTCGCCAATCGTTTGTATCACCCTATGAGAGACAGCGCCGACATTCTCAATTGCATCATCAAACAAAGGTATGTGTACGTCTTCTATGAAGCCGCCTAGCGTTCCAGGCAGCACAGCGTTCTCAAACATAACAATGAGCTTATCCCTGAACCGCCCTAGCCCCTTGATCACGTTGGAGCCACTAGGAACACGAGAACCTAAGTCCACGTTGACAGCATCATTCGGTCCACTGTCTCCTAACCAAGTTCCACTGACATCGGTAGCAGAGATAAAGAGTATATCTTCTTCACCAGCCGTAAGTGAGCCAGCCATAATAAGATACCGGCCATGAGCAACCACGAAACGAGCGATAGGAGTATTAGCATTCGTCAAGTCTGCTAAGTCCTGTAAGAATGTCACGTTCATAGACGTATCAACGATAAGAGGCTTTCTCACTCCATTGCAGATAATAAGGCTACCATTGAACTGGGCGAAGGAGGCGAATGCAGTAGTAGACCAACCACTGGGAGAGCCAGGAAGTGAACTAGCAAGGTTATCGTTGAAGATGACAGTGGCTACTCCATTGGAATCCACCTTACAGATTATTCCATCAGAACTGACTGTTACAATGAAGTTGTTATAGTACTCACAATTGATGATTTCTCCTCCGAAGTCTCCAACGTCAGAGAATAACTCAGTACCAGGACGAACACTGTTACTGCCATCAATACCGCGTTGCATGTTCTCTAGTGTCTTGGAGAACTTGGTTTGGAGGTTTAGATCATTGTCCACAACATTCCACCCACCACTGAAGTCACGGATGGTAGCATCAAGTAATACGTTTCCACGGTTTACTTGTGCAGTACGTCCTCTTGGACCTTGTGGGAATAGGAATGTATCAACCATTACTTCTTCTTTAGTTCTCTAGCGGTTAAAACCTCCTTGATAGGGCTAGGCTTTGGCTTTGGCTTAACGGCGGCTAGTCTATGTATTGCCATTACGGTAACTCCACGAAACTAAATGTCTGAGGCATTGCAGTAACAGGATCAAGACTAATTGGAGAATTATTAAGTGTATTCTTTAATTGTTTTATTCTAGCTTCAAATAGGAGTTGAAACTTTTGTGTAGCATTTGGATTAGTTCCATCGTCCTCCAGATAGTCAAATGTAGCTCCTAGGATTAGAGCTTGATCGTCAAAGTCAATCTCATCAGTTATAGTAAAAGTATCAGGCTTAGTCCTATATTGGACTACAATATTGCCAGTAGCAGTTTTAGGCCAGACATTGAATACCCTTGTAGTCTTATTACTAGCTCCTGGTCCCAACGACTCGAAATGTATAGGTGTTGTACCAGCGAGAGTTTCTGGGTTGGTAGTCAAAGCAGCTATCTTAGTTAATGATGTATTAGAGCCATCAGGGAAGATGACTCTTATATCATCGAACCGTTTAACTAAGTCTGTCAGGTCTGTAGTTACAACTCCAAGAGTCGCATCTAACGTCCATGTTGACCAAGTCAGGAACTGAGGCCAGAAGGCTTCGTCAAATAATACATCGAACTTGTGTTGTATCATCTCTGCGATGCGATCTTCCGCATACACTTGAACGCCAGTACCAGCTACCATAGATAGCCGGTCTGCCGTTCT